CATGCAGGCCGGCAGCCGCGCGCGGGTGCAGGAGCAAGTGATCGCCGTCATGCGTCAGGGTATGATCAGCCGTTCCAAGCCGCGCGAGATACAGGGCCGTTCGGTCGGCAATGTCGATGGGCGTGGCACGAGCAGCGTCGAGTACGTGCCGCAGATGGCCGCGCGCATGGGCCGCCAGCGTGCGCTGCTCGCCCGTGCGCTCAAGCGCGAGGAGGAGGACACGTTCGAGGGTGGTCGCACCAACGGGCGTTTCGACAGCCGGCGCATATCGAAGGCCCTGCAAGGTGATCCGCATGTTTTCGGCAAGCGGATGCTGTCGGAGGGATACGACACCGACGTGGAAATTCTCGTCGATGGTTCGGGCTCGATGTCGGGCAGCAGCATCGTGGCATCGAGCGTGCTGTCGCTCGTCGTCGCGCAAGCCGCAAGGCAGGTCGGCGTCGATTGCTTCACCCATGTCTTCAACGACCGTGGGCTGCACGAGGCGACCAAGGGCAAGGCCAAGCCCGACGCGCGCAAGTTCGCCTACATGATCAATCAGATCATGGGTGGAACGCCATTGTGCGAGAACATGGTCAGGGCAGGGCTCGCGCAAGTGAAGCGCGCGACGGGCAAGCGCAAGGTGATGTTCCTCGTCACTGATGGTGGCTGCAACATGGGTCAGGCGATCATGAAAGAGATCGGGCTTTATCTCGAAAACTCGCTCGGCATCGAGATCGCAAACCTGCATATCGGCCATGCGCCGATGGGCGTTTTCCGCAACGAATGTGCCGTCAACGTGAACGAGGTCGGCAAGGTTGGGCTGGAGCGGCTGACCAAGGTTCTGGAGCAAGGCCGATGATCGCGCTCGCTGTCGCCGGGCTTGGTGCCTTTGCCGTCGCGCTGTCACGCGCGCCGGCACCGGCAGCCAAGGCCGGATTGTCTTTTGTGCTTGTGTGCTTGTTGTTGCTCTCGATCTTTGGCGTGCTTTTCTTTGGAGCGGCTGCATTGATTGCGACGCATAAAGCTGATGCGTTCGGATGGATGGTTGTTCCCATAGTGTCGGGCGTGGGCTCGATCATCGGGCTTAGATGGTTGCTTAAGCCTGTGCCGGAAAAGCTGGTGATCAAGCCCAAACGCAAGCAAAAACGACGAGCCCGGAAATAGAGCCCTGAAAAAAAGTTTTTGGAGCCCCTTGCATTATGCGAGGGGCTCTGCTATATGTAGGGCTCTGGTGAAGCACAGGGCTCCACCAAAAACCCGGAGAAACTGCAATGGCCTACAATCGCCTTTCGACCTACCGCACCAAGATTGCCCGCGACGCCGACAAGGTCAGCGTCGTTTATCATTCGACCATGATCGTGCGCGCCGATGCCGCGACACTCGTCCTCGATGCCGGCGGATGGGAAAGCGTCACCACCAAGCGCAAGATGAACCAAGCGTCGCACCAGTTCGGGCTCGGCTACACGGTGCACCAGCATCGGCACCAGTGGTACGTGACCACCAAGGCCGGCGAATTCCGCTTCGATGGTCACATGGTGATCGACCGCGCGACCGGCTTGCCGTTCGGCCTTGCCGCGTAATCCTCAATCCTCAATCTGGAGTTTTTTCCTATGTCCGTTTTCCTTGCCTCAATCGAGACGACCACCAAGGGCACGTTTACCCATGGTTATCACCTTGGCACTGACGAGCGCGTCGCGCGCTCGTGCGCCGAACAATTGCTCGGCCTCAAATGGTCGGCCGCGCTCGGCTGGTTCGACGTGCGCACGGTCGGGCTCATGCGCGACGGTCAGCTGATCGACACGTTCGACGGCGATTGGTCGAGCGTCATGCTCGATACGATGTATGCGGAATACCTCGACGACCTCGACCGCGCCGACGCGCGCTATCATGGCGCATAGCTGATCCTTCACCCGTCGCGCGCCTTAGGGCTCGGCTTTTCAGCCGGGCCCGTTTGCGTTTATGGTGCGCGCCGATGAACGCTCATATTCCCATTGCGCCCGTCATCCTAAGCGACAAGCGCGAACGCTTCATTCGCGGGATAATTCAAGGGCTTAGCCAACGCGCGGCCTATCAGGCAGTGTATCCTAATGCGAGCCCTGCGGCGGCTGACGCGGCTGCCTCGCGCTTGTTAAGAATGAATAAGGTGCAAGCGCGATTAGAGCAGATCAGGCAGGCCGAGGCTGCGGCGGCCAAGATAGATTTGCCATATCTGACCGGGCTGCTGACCGCGTCCTATCGCTTGGGGCTCCAAACCAACCAATCGTCAGCCGCGACCCAAGCCGCAATGGGGCTGGCGAAACTACATGGCTTTTTAATAGAACGCCATCAGATTGACGCGGTTGTGCGCCGTCCCGCGTCGAGCCCCGAGAGCCCTGACGAGATGAGCGAAAGTAAATGGTTGGAGGATTACGGGCCGATACTTGACCTGACCTTGAACGATACTGCGAGCCCCGAGCCCCAAGTATTGGATACTATGGAAGATCTGTTCGGGCCCGAGCCCCAAGTACAGTCGAAGTAAACCCTAAGTTGTGTCTAGTATAGACCAAGTATAGACCCGGAGGGTACAACCAAAAAGTGTACCCTATACTGGGGGGTAGGGGGGCCCCAAAAATTTACACCGCGCCCCTGACGACATGTTCTCGTTTTGTACTAAAAGGAGGAGAGCCCCGTGCATAAATCGACATTCGAGTACCACAATCCGACTGACGCCCAGAAAGCCAGCATGGAAAAGCTTCGCGCGGCGGCCAAGACCTACGCCGACGCCTTGGATGAAGTCCTGCCCGCCGGTCCCGACAAGACCTACGTCCTGCGCAGTCTCCGCACTGTCGCCATGTGGGCCAACGTCGCCGTCACGCGCGGCGCGGACGGGGCTCCGCTGGAGGACTAATGGTCCTGCAACCCCGGAAAGTAGTCATTGGCTTCAAGCCACAGCCCGGCCCTCAGGTAGCCTTCCTGAGGGCCCCATTCGACATCGTGGTGTATGGCGGTGCGCGCGGCGGCGGCAAGAGCTACGCCAGCCTTGGCGAATTCTGGCTGCACGCCGACCGCTGGGGCCTCTCCGCCAAGGGCCTGATGATCCGCAAGACACGGGAAGACCTGAAGGACACCATAGAGATCGCCAACGCCATGTACGGCTCCGCCGCGAAGTACGACGGGCAGCAGAAATGGTTTCGCTTTGCCAACGGCGCGCTGCTGCACATGGCCTATCTCGAAAGCGACGCGGACGCCCAGAACTACCAAGGCTGGAGCCTCACGCGGGTCTACGTGGAGGAGCTGACGCAGTACGCGGAGAGCCGGCCGATATTCAAGCTTCTGGCGACCCTTCGCTCGAACGTCGCCGGCATCAAGTGCCAGTTCCGTGCCACCTGCAATCCCGGCGGTCCCGGCCACGGCTGGGTCAAGAACTGGATCATCGACAAGGGCCCCATGCGTCCCTTCCACGATCCCGAGACCGGCCTCGTCCGCGTCTTCATACCCGCGAAGCTGTCCGATAATCCGGCGCTGCTGAGGAACGATCCCGGCTATGTCAACCGCCTCCGCGCGAGCGGCTCCCCGGAGCTGGTGCGGGCGTGGCTTGACGGGGACTGGGACGTGATCGAAGGAGCCTTTTTCCCCGAATACGACAAGGCACGCCATGTCATCCGACCTTTCCAGATACCATCAGGCTGGACGCGGTTTCGCTCTGCCGACTGGGGCTCCGCGAAGCCTTTTTCCGTGGGCTGGTGGGCCGTCGTTCAGGACGACCAGCCGCACCTTGGCCAGCTCCTGCCCCGCAACGCGCTCATACGCTATCGGGAATATTACGGGGCCAAGGCTCCCAACGAGGGCCTGAAGCTCCCCGCCGAGGTCGTCGCAAAGGAAATCCGCGCTCGCGAGCGGCACGAGGACATAGCCTACGGTGTGATGGACCCTGCCGCATTCGCAGTGATCTCCGGCCCCTCCATCGCGGAGACGATGGCGCGGCAGCGCGTGATCTTTCGCCGCGCGGACAATACCCGCACAAGCATTCCCAAGAGGATGGGCGGGTGGGACCAGATGCGGGCGCGGCTTCGCGGTAACGGCGACGGGCACCCGATGATTTTCTTCTTCGACAACTGCCATGCTATCCTCCGCACCTTGCCTATGATGCAGCACTCCGAGACCAATCCCGAAGATTTGGACACGGACGGCGAGGACCACGCCGTGGATGAAGTGAGATATGCCTGCATGTCCCGCCCGTTCCGCCAGTACGAAAACACCCCCGAAAACGACGCAAACCCCTACCGGGTTTCCAACGCCTTCAAGTTCGCGGAACTCTGATCATGGGATCGAAAGAACGTCAAGAGTTCATGAAAAACAGGGCTCTAGAGCAATCTGGCCCAACCATGCACCCGCACAACCAGATCGTGGGCCAACTGACCTCCCCGCCCACCCATGGCGTCACCAGCTCCGGCCTGCCCTATTACCGCAAGGCAAACTCGCGTATATCGCTCGTACCCGTAGGGACTGCTGACGATGGCGATCACCCATGAAGACCCCAGAGTAGCTCCCACTCTCAGCGCCGAGCTGGGCAAGCCAGACCAGCCACCCCTGCCTCCACAGGTCACCCCGAAGAACGAGGTCGATACCCAATACTGGGAGCGCTGCCTCAGCGACGCCGAGCGCGCCGAGAAGGACTGGCGCAACCGGGGCCGCGAGATCATCCGCATCTACCGCAATGACGGCTATTACACCGCCGCCGGCAGGAAACAGCTCAACCGCGACATCGTCTTCAACGTCCTCTACTCGAATACAGAGGTGATGCTCCCCAACGTCTACGCGAAGCCGCCGCAGCCCGTCGTGCGCAGCCGCTTCGTCAAGAAAAGCGAGCCCGCGCCTCCCCCGCCGCCCATGCCCCCAATGATGCCGCCGATGGCGGCTCCGCCGGGTCCACCCACGCCCCAGCCCACAGCGGGGCTGCCGCCGGATGGCGGGGGAATGGGCATACCCCCCGGCGGCGGTCCAGCTCCACTGCCGTCGCCGGGCCCTCAACCAGCTCCGGGGATGAACGGCGCACCCCCAGTGCCGAGACCAGTGATGGGTGACAACATCGGGGCGGGTTTGGAGCCACCAGCCGATGTTCACATCCGCGTAACGTCCGAGGACACCACGCCGCCTCCGCCTCCCGAGGCTCCGCCGCCGACAGAGCCCGGACCGCCACAGCCGGAGCCGATTGTCGCGAACATGGTCCCGGCACCTCCGCCGCCCGGAATGCCCAGCCAGACCGACATCGAGACAGCGGCTGCCGTCGTCGAGAAGGCCCTTGAGATCGTCCTCGACGACGATGTTTCACATGAAGCCGTGAAGGCAGCCGTGAAAGACCTGATGCTGCCCGGACGCGGCGTCTGCCGGGTGCGCTGGAGCCCTCAGATTTCCTCCCAGCCGCTGCCCGGCGGCCCGCTCCCCGACGGCACTCCCCCGACCGAGAAGGTCAAGGTCTGGGAGACCGTCACCGACGAGTATGTCTACTGGGAGGACATGCTGATCGATCCAGTACGACAGTTCGGCGACACCCAGTGGGTCGCCTTCAGGCATCTGTTCGACGAAAAGGCCCTGATGGCGGAGTTCAACGACAGCGAACAGCTCCAGAGGCTCCAGAAGGCCGGCAAGCTGCACGAGGTCCTCAAGTGGACCGAGGAGAGCGCCGCCAAGGACGCCGTCGCCGGCAGCCCGATGAAGACGGCGGACAAGCTCGGCGATGTCATCAAGAAAGCCATGGTCTGGGAAATCTGGAACAAGACAACCCTTGAGATCATCTGGTTCATCCGCGAGGTCGAGGGCATCACGCTCCGCGTCGATCCCGACGCGCTCGGGCTCTCCAATTTCTTCCCGATCCCCCGGCCCCTCTTGGCGGTCACCACCACCGACAGCCAGCTCCCCCGGCCCTACTACGACCTATACAAGCATCTGGCTGCCGACCTCGACGAGACCAGCCGGCGCATCAGCAATCTCACGGAGAAGATCAAGGTCAGGGGCGGTTTCAACTCGGCTAATCGTGATATCGCCAATATTCTCCTCGCCGACGACGGCAAGATGATCCCCGTCGATGGCATCGACCTGATGAACGGCGGACTGGAGAACCACATCTGGCTGGTGCCGATTGTGGACTGGGTCAACGCGCTGAAGGAACTCTATCTGGCCCGCGAGCAGATCAAGCAGGCGATCTACGAGGTGATGGGCATCTCCGACATCATGCGCGGATCGACCTCGCCCTACGAGACCGCCACGGCCCAGCGCATCAAGGGCACGATGGGCACCAACCGCCTCGAAGAACAGAAACAGACCTGCGCCAATTTCTCCCGTGATCTCCTGCGCATGAAGGCCGAGATCATCTGCAAGAACTTCGACGCCAGTACCCTCACCCGCATGACCGGCGAGGAAGTCACTCCAGCCATCGAGGCGATCCTGCGCGACGATTTCCAGCGCGCCTGCGCCATCGACATCGAGACT